ATGAGAACTTGAACAACCCTAGTGAGGCCATGAAGTATTACCAAATGTCCTGTGCAGAAGCCCCTAACACCCGTGAGCCTTGGGTTGACTTGGCGATGTTTGCCTATATGCGACACGACTGGCATACGTGTTTCTACGGATGTCAGAAGGCCCTCGAAATCAAGGACAAAGCCTTGGTCTACACGATGGACCCAAGCGTGTGGACAGAGAAGCCTCACGACCTCGCAAGCATTGCCGCTTGGAACCTTGGATGGGGTGAATTGGCAAGACAACATTTAGAGGATGCCATAAAATTTAACCCCACAGATGCCCGGCTGTTATCGAACCGGGACCTCATGAGAGATACCAATGGCGACAATGACGGAAACGGAAGCACGACTGAACAGTCACGAGGCAGTCTGCGCCCTGCGGTACGAGCAGATCAACGCCCGCTTGAAACGACTTGAGGGCATTCTGCTCAAGACAGCCGGGATTATGTTGGTATCTATGGCAGGGGTAATTTGGGCCTCTGTCTCTCATCTGCCAAAGTGATATGAACCGGGATGACCATGAAATGGCTTGTGGTTATCCTGTTGACGGGTGTTATGTTGGTTTCCGCACAAAGCGGTTGCAACGTTGTTGAGTTTTATGGCATCGGGTATACGGTACACAACCCGTCCGAGCGTCATCACAATCTGTTGAAGTGGCTACAGGACAATGGTGAACGCTGTAGCAAAGAACAACTTGTCAACATCTGGAACAATTTGCCTGATTGGGCCGGTACAGCAGATACAACGGAATTACGACAAAGAGTTATAACCCTCTACAACAAGATTGAGGGGGGAAAATGATTGGACTGGACAAGTGGTATCCCTTTGTACACCCAAGCCCATACGATGTGAAGGCTGTGGCGTTTGCGAAGGCTGTTGAGCGTGTTGAAGGCGAGTACAGGGAGGCAATGAAAGCCAACAAGGTTGAACGCAAGACAGAGGCTTATGAGGTCGAGTTGTACAACAAGCGGGCAAGGCAAAATACTCTTGAGTTGGAGATGTATACCAACAAAAGACGGTTTCAGATTTTCATATAGGGGGTAGTGATGATGGGATTAGATGCGATTTTGAGTATCGGAACGAAACTCGTAGACAAGCTGATTCCGGACCCGGAGGCAAAGGTAAAAGCACAGTTTGAACTACAAAAAATGGTACAAGACGGCGAGTTGGCAAAACTTGCTAATGAGGCCAAGATGTATGAGGTTGAACAAGAAAACGTGACACGCCGAGCAGAGGCTGACATGGCCTCCGATTCTTGGTTGTCAAAAAACATTCGTCCTTTTACTTTGATTTTCCTGTTGACGGCCTACAGCGGCTTTGCCATCGCTTCAATTTTTGAATACGAAACCCGTGGGGCTTATGTTGAGTTGCTAGGCCAATGGGGTATGTTGGTAATGTCGTTCTATTTCGGTGGAAGGACTATGGAGAAAATCGCAGACAGGGTTAAAAAATGAACTTGACACCGCACTTCACTCTTGAAGAACTGACACACACGGACCACCGTGAACTGGAGAACATCCCAAATGAAACTGAGCAAGCAAACATTCAAAGACTGGCTGAATTCCTTGAAAACCTCAAGACCCTACTTGGCGGTAAGCCGATTATGGTCAATAGTGCGTTCCGGTCCAAAGCAGTAAACGATGCTGTAGGAAGCAAGGACACCTCTCAACACCGCATTGGCTGTGCGGCTGACATTCGTGTCCCGGGCATGACCCCTGATGAAGTCGTGAGGGCCGTGATTGCCTCAGACCTCGCTTATGACCAAGTGATTCGAGAGTTTGACCGGTGGACGCACATCAGCATCCCCAACGAAGCGGCCCGCGCACCTCGCAAGCAAGCCCTCATCATTGACAAGACCGGAACCCGGGTGTTTGCCTAAGGCTTTGTGACGAACAGCACCGGTTGACCCGCCGGTGTTCGGATGACCCCTGTTACCTGACTGGCCCCACAAAATGCGGGCCGGTTCCGGGATTGACAGGGGTCGTTTGCATTGAAAGAGGCCGCAACCCAACCCGGAGGTTTTGCGCAAGAACACAGCAAAAACGTGCTCAGTGCAACGATTGCGGCCCGGGTCACAGCAACCCCCAACCAAGCATAAAAATCTCGTAATTGATGCGGCAAACAAATCCAAAAATGGCGATGCCAAGATTCCACATCAAGACGGCGGCAATGTATTTCATTCTTCATCCTCAAAAAAGTCGTGATTCTCGCGGCGGCCACGATTGTCCTTGTGAGCCTTGGGTGTGTGCTTGTATCTGAAAATGTAAGCCCTGTCAGGGTAGGCAAGGGCAAACAGGCGGGCAAGGTAAGGTGAGCAGTTGTTGCTGACCTTGAATCCTGAGAGGGACCGTTCCATCACGGCTGTGTGGTGACGTAAAAAATGGATGATGGTCCTTGCTGAATAGTGCTTGAAGCCCACGCCAATGACGGCAAAGGTTTCGCGCACAAACAGTTTCCAAATGTGGTCGTTCTTGGGGAACCACTCAACAAACTCGTCCGAGAATTGCTCTCGGTTCTCTGCTATCAGGTCTGTGTAGCGTGTCATGTAATGTCCTTTTCAGCTTTTTTCCAATATGAAGCGTTTACTATGGTTCGGAACAAAGATCAATCCAATTTGCTTGTCGACCAAATTGGTTGACCTCTCGGGTTAAAACTGGTAATGCCGGTGCGGAGTGGGGCTACAAACCCCACCCTCACATCAGTACTGCGGCTCTTGCTCTTGCTGTTCGGCCTCGGGTTCAGGGTCGTTCAGGAATGCTCTGCCATCCCAGTTTTTGAAGGGCATTAGGTCGAGAACCAACATCTGACCGGCGCGTGTCTCGATGACACTGCCAATGGTGCGGTAGCGGTTCTTTTCCTTGCCGTCCTTGTCGGTGTATGTACCGATGGATGCTTTCACGATTTTTAGGGTCTTAGCCATTGTTTTCCTTAAGGTTGTTGAGAAAATCTACTTTTTCCTGCACTTCATACAAGAACTGTTCTACCTGATTCTCCAAGTCCGTCACTAGCATCTCGTTGAAGTTGACGCGAATGATTTTCATCTGGAGGGCTTCAGGCATCCGTGGGTCAAATGACACAAAGTCGCACCATTGGCGGTCTGTGCAAGCCATTTGCCACTGCATCTGTAACACATAGCGGTTGTCGATTGTCCCGTTGACGAGTGTCTCGATATGTGTAGCGGTGTTAGGGCACTTGATTTCAATCAAGCCATCGTCACCCACAAGGCCGTCAGGGGAAGCCCCGCACATCGAGAGTGACTCATGCTCAACAAAACCAATTTCCTCCACCATCGTGTCAGTCGCCATTTCGTAGGCGGCCCGGGCCAGTGGCTCAGTGTCCGTACCCCACTGCATAGCGGAACTGCTGAACGACTCAACAGGCTTGCCTGTCAAGCGTTCGACAATCAACTGAGCCATGTAATTGCCCCGGCTTGCAGATACCCCTGTCTTGGTCTTGGCGACAACGTCTGCGATGCGCGAGGCTGTCACCTTGCCCAACCGGGCGGTGAACCAGTCATCTGTCCTTTGTTCCATCATGGACCTCCAAATATGTCGTTTACATAGTCAACCAATGCTTCATCAGGAAGTTGTTTGTCCAACTCTTGTGCAATTTCGAGGGCAAGAGTGATGCCGCCGTGTTTGACAATGAAAGCAAACAAACCATTGATTAGCTGTGCGTTGACAGAGGCTCTTTCATCTGATTCTTGTATCAGTTCAAGAATTTCGCCTCTCAAATTCACAACAAGGGCTTCATAAGCGTCAATCAAGTTGTCCATCATTTATCTCCCAATGATTTTTTCTTTTTGTCTTTGGCGGCGATGATTTTCTTTTGCGACACAAGGTCATTGCGGGCGGCTTCATAGGCGGCGAAATACGCAACCTTGAGGCTTTCACCGTCTGTTGCGGACATGATGTTGGTGAGGTGGTCTGCCAACTCGTTTTCCGGGAGCATGAACTCTGTTTTTACAGAGGCCGCCATGCCGTCATCGTCAACTGGTGCGAGGCCAAAACTCGCCATCAGGGAATAACGGCGGGCATAGGTCAATGCGCTACCAAAGGCTGTTGGGCGGGAATCAGCCACAGGCAAGTGCAACTCGCCAAGGACCAACAGGCCGCCTGACTCATGGATGATGACGGTCTTAACAAACACGCCGTTGTCCTTTGTCTCAGCCCACTGGGTAAGGCCGAAGCCCTCGTCATGGAGGCCGTCAATCACAGCGTCAATGCACTCTGACAGGTCCGCATAACGGCTCTTGAGGTGGCTGTTCTCGACTTTTTTGAGGGCCTTTTTAAATTTGCGCTGTGCGCGAACGAATGCGCTGTACACAACAGCATCGTTATCGAGGTGGGGATATTCAAACTTGCTTTCTTGCATTGGTATGTATTCGCCAATTTTTATTTCTTCAATCATTTAGTGTCCTTTTGTATGCTTCAATTACTACGGTTTGTGCTTCAATTGTTTTGTCTTGAGTGTTGAGAATTTTGCAGAGCATTGCTACAACACTTCTCAACAAGCCTACCTCATAGGCCAAGGCGTCTTCACGGAACATCCCCTCATATTTTTGTTTTGCGATTGACTCAGCGTCATCGACAATTTTTCTGTAGTCGTAGGTCATGCAACCCCCAACAGAACGGCTTGCCAAAATAAGTCCTCATCAGACATTACTCTGGGCGTTGTGAACCGAGACCCAATGACAATCCCGGACTTGGTTGTGGTGAACTCAGTCATTGTTGCTCTCCCATCTAGCAATGGCGGCCTCGTCAGCGTCTGCTTGACGTTGCAGGGTGTGATGGGCTTCAATTTTGGCGTTAATGATTTCATAGTCTTGCTCAGTAAGGGCATAAGAGAGTTCAACCTCATCAATGCCCTTCGCCTAGTGCATAACTATTTTGCTCTTGATAAAGATAGGATTAAGTGGTGAGGATACTTGTCGTCCCTGATTGCCAGATAAAGGAGGGTGTTCCAACAGAACATCTTTCCTGGGCAGGCAAGGCAATCGTAGACTACAAGCCTGATGTAGTTGTGAACATGGGAGACTTCGCAGATATGCCTAGCCTTTCCAGCCACGACAAGGCGGGTAGTAAGTACTTCGAGGGTCTACGGTACAAGAAGGATGTAGAGGTTGCTGTAGAGGCTATGAAGGTGCTTCTAGCCCCCTTGCGTGAGAAGCAGGAGGCACAGAAGAAGAACAAGGAGAAGATTTACAAGCCGCGTCTAGTATTTTTACTAGGTAACCATGAGAACCGCATAGATCGTGCAATTAACAACAACCCAATGCTTGAGGGGTTGCTCTCAACCAAAGACCTAAAGTATGAAAATGATTGGGAAGTCCATGCGTTCTTACAACCAGTGTTCATCAGTGGCGTTGGTTTCAATCATTATTGGCCTGTCGGTGCTATGGGTCGCCCTGCTAGTAGTGCATCTGTAATCATCAACAAGTTGCATATGTCCTGTGTAGCTGGGCACCAGCAGGGTAAGCAAATTGCCTATGGCAAGAGGGCAGATGGTAAGGCTCTATGTGCTATTATTGCTGGCTCCTACTACCTCCATGATGAACACTACATGGATCAACTAAGCAACAGGCACTGGCGAGGTCTGGTAGTATTGAATGATGTTAAGGATGGATGTTTTGACGAGATGCTACTAAGCATTGAGTACCTAGAGAGAAAGTATAAAAATGACAAAGTATCAGAGTAAACTAAACGCAATGATGGAGTTCATCTCCACTTCCTTTGATACACCAGAAGACGTAACAACATTCCTGGAAATATCCATTGAGGATTTAATCAACTTGTTTCCCGATAAGCTAGTACGTATGCACTCCCGAGTATTTGTTCCAGATGTAGATGAACAGGAAGAACTAAATGACCTTGAAGAAGAAGAAGCATGGGATGGATTTTCCAATGCAGAAGAGTATGGAACCACGGAAAACCTTTGGGACGAAACCGAAGAAGATTCTGAATGATACTAAGTATCAAGAGGCTTTAGATGAAATCCAAGAGTACACATACGGACACGAACATCAAGAGTTGCCTGAGTTGCGCCCACTATAATGAGGGACTCGAATCAATTGATGATGCTCCACCCGTATGTTGGAGTTGTCTAGGGGCTCAACAGGCATTCATGTTTCCCCTACCCTACTGGAAACCTAAAGATGAAGACAGCAAAGATAAGCGTTGAACTAATCGACTCATGTGGTGCGGATATTAGCGTTGTAAACGCCGCACGAGTGTCATTCCATAAGCAGCATGACACATGGGAAGAAGGTAAGGATGACAAGCTAGTTGCCTATCTAGCCAAGCACAAGCACTTTAGTCCCTTCAACCATGCCTTCCTATCGTTCCGTGTTAAGGCTCCAATCTTTGTGGCCCGTCAACTGGTCAAGCATAAGTTCCTACCTTGGAATGAGATGAGTAGGCGTTATGTTGATGAAGAGCCAGAGTTCTACTTCCCTGATGTATGGCGTAAGAGAGCAGAGAGTAAGAAGCAAGGTAGTTCTAATGAAGAATACCAATGGGCTCCAGGGCAATTTGCAGAAGTAACTAAGGCATTCGATAGGCTTTTGTTTACTTACAATAATTCCTATGAGTTGTGTCCAGAGCAAGCACGTATGCTTCTGCCACAGAACATGATGACTGAGTGGATTTGGAGTGGAACACTTGGAGCCTTCTGTGATATGCTCAGGCTCCGTTTGAGTAAGGATACACAGGAGGAGACAAGGCAAGTGGCAGAGGCAATTGCAGAGGTTGTCTCTGATGTTTTCCCTCACAGCTACAAGGCACTATTGGAGTAAAATGGCAGACATTACTAAGTGCATAGGTGATGGATGTAATAGGAAAGAGCAATGTATTAGGTTCACTGCATACTCTCACCCATATTACCAATCTTATTTTCAAAACATTCCCGACTTGTAATGTTAGGAAGGAACACTTCTGCTAGACAACAGGTTTCATAGTTTGCCAAGGATTGCTCAGCGCATGGGTTGTAGCCCTGAACGTCTGGATCTGGGTATCGAGTTTCTCCAAGACGACCAACCTTTCTTGAGAGCTTAAGGTTAATAAGACCGTAGGGTTCACCCTTGCCTTCGTAACCATCCCAGAAGAACTCGTGAAGGTCACTGATATCATCACACACCACTGAATTGTTTGACATGGCTCGCCATGATGGAATGTTTCCCAGATCCCATCTTTTAGCAAGTAGATATTCAACATCGTCTGCATCTCCAATTGCAATTTGTGCGCTACGACGCACGTTACCAGCAACAACCACAGCACCAATGATGTTCATAATGTCTAGAGCATCAACGGGCCTTACCTTCTTACCTGCACGTTTCTCCAGCACCTTGCTAATCTGCTCAATGCCCCAGCAAAGGTCTTCAGGGCCACTAGCAACCCCTCCAAAGCCCTTGATTGGGGCTCCCTTACCCCGAATCATCTTGGTGCTGTAGGTGAAGGTTTTAGCCCCTGTGCTTAGGAATGCTGCCTTAAGCGTTTTAGCCAGGAGCTTAACCCATCCTTCACGACTGTCAGGAACAATGAAATCAGCATCATTGGCGTCACTGCGAGTAGGACAAGTGAAATCATGGTTGACACTAGGAAGTTTCTCAACATTTTTCCTTTGGATGTTATAGCCCACACCAGAACCAAGCATCAGCATATCCATTGCCCATGTGAAGGGACGAATGGGATTGTCAACGGTTGTAAAGGCACAATTCTGTAGGCTCGACAGACCAAGACGATTGACAGTCTCAGTGCCCATTTGCCACCAGAATCGGCCTGCTACAGAGCCCTTGAGTTCTGTTAGATAGGTACGTAGACGCTGCTCTTCCTCTGGTGTAAAACCTACGCCTAGTTGTTCCTGTGAGGACTTAACTACTCGTTCTACGGTTTCATTAAACTCTTCTGTGCGGCTGTTTACATCTGCCTCATCTACTCGGCGGGCATAGGTGCGCTTATAGACTAGGTAGCCAATGGTTGACCAAGGTGTACTCATTCTTTCTCCTTCACTTCTACTTCTACTGTTTCTAATACAATACGAATAATACCTAGATCCAATACAAAGATAACTCCATTTTGCATTGGAAACTCAAGGCCAACCATAAATCCAGTGATGAACTGGAGTGATGCTACTGTCATTAGTTTTCTGCTTTCAATTGTTCAATGGCAACTAGGTTGCGTATTAACGCTTTTGTT